TTGAGATTTACAACTGAACTATCTGGATGGTCAAGTTCACCAAGAGCTCTTCTTTCTTTAACTTGAACTTTAGCATAATTTTCAGCTTCTCTCATCAAAGTTTCATGTGGATATACTCTACCATTTTGATTTTTAGCATCTGCCCGTTGTAACACACCATTTACAATTAACTTACCATTTTTTTTCAATGATTCATTAATCTGTTGTGGTGTTACCTCAAAAGGTATGTAATCTACTAATAATTGTTTTGACATTTTACTTATCTCCTCTAAAATGGTCTTGGTGACCCATCTAAACCACCTTTATATATAAATACTACTTTATCACCTTTACTTCCACTATAAGCTATTGGGTGAATATTTAATTCCGTACCAGTTGTAAGTGCACCATAATTTTTATAATTTTTACTCATAAATGATCTTCTTCTTGTTATTGATGATTCACTTAATATATTATTTCCAACTTCACCACCACCCCAATTAGAAGATAAACTCATACTGAATGAACTTGAAATAACATCTATAATATGTATTTCTGAATAAGTATGATTTCCACTACCACTTATAATTTCAATTTTATCCCCAGCAACTAATTCATTTATAAATTGCGTTCCACTACCACAAATCTGAGTTGAACCATTAGAAGCTGAAAAATCTCCATTTCCTGTAATATTCAAATTCAATTTTGCAAAAGATTCAGATGTTTCAAAATAAAATCCTACATTTCCATCCAAACTATTTATATAAACACTATTTGGTGTTTTAGTTAAACCTGTACCTCCTGCTGACATAGATTCCGAAATATTCGACACAACAGGTGCTCTACTAAAATAATTATCTGGTAATGGTCCAGGTACTTGTTTCTTTGGATTATTACCATCTTGTACATAATCTGGCATTAAATGCCTCCCCCATCTAAACCACCTTTATACATAAATATTATCTTTCCTGCATCTCCAACACTTCCACTCCATGCTAGTGGATGAATATTTAATCTTGTTCCGGCTGGAAGTGTACCAAAATTATTATAATGTTGAGATCCAGTTAATGCGTTTGAATTTGTGACATCTTCAATTGTAGCTTTTTTTGCAAAAGATGCAGAACTTCCAAAGAAAAATCCAGTCGGACCATCAGTTGCAGCTGTTACTAAAATATAATTTGGAGTTTTTGTAATTATATTTCTAACAGGTACCGTTGAATTATCATAATGTTGGTCTGTTAACTCACCAGGTACTTGTTTTTTTGGATCATTTGGATCTTGTTTATAATTTGGCATTTTAAATATCTCCTATTTCCAACTGTTTCGTTTAATCCAAATGTCTCTATAGACATCACCGATTACATCACGAATTAATTTTTTAATTATTGCTATATCTTTACTTTCTAAAGCTTCACCAATTTTTTTTCTATAAGAATTCTTTTTACTCTTCTTTTTATTCTTACCTTCTGGATCAAAAGCAAATGGTGTCATATATTCACCACCAACTGAAGCTGTAGTATTCACTTCTTCTAACTCTTCTTCTTCAACTATTTCAAGAGTTAGTTGTTTTAATATCTCATTAAAGTGTTTTTTTGTTTTTATTTCCACTTTTCTTTAACTCCTTTAAGAGTTCCATATATCTCATTGTTTGAACAACTATATTATCTTTTACTAATTTAGATTTACTTACACCACAAAATTTATCTATAGATTTGATTGCTTCTGCTAATTTAATTTGAACAACTTTATCTTGTAATTTATGAGAATGTTGATTTAATTCTTTCTTAATAGCAGGTACAACTTTCTCAATATATTCCTTTAATGAATTAACATTAGAAACATTATTGATATATGCTCTTAATAAAGATTTCTGTGGATAATTTAAATTGGAATGTTTTGCGTTGAACTTTTCAAGAAGTGTCTGATAAGTAATAATCCTTAAATCTTCATCTTTCGGGAGTGATGCACTTAATGAAGATTCTATATTTGTTTTATTACTTGTTGTTACATGTTCAACCAAATTAAAATGTGATTCGGTTTTTTCAACCGGAGATATATTATTATATTCAAATAATTTATATATAGATGCATAAACAGAATAATTTATCACTTTTGATGAAAGAAAATTTTGTAAATCATAATTGTTTTTTATCTCTTTTATAAGATTATATTTCTCTCTTTTTAAAACAGAACTATTTAACTTTTTTCGTTCACTTATAACCTCATTTATAAAGTAATCAGCCTTTTTATCATTATTAAACTTTTTGTTTATCAGAATATTATAAAGAGCTAGTTCTTTACCTAGCTCTGTCCTTTCATTAAACCTTTGTTTAATCATGTGTGCCGCTTTCGAATCATTTTTCTTATTTAAAACGTCCGCGGTTATCTGTCTAAGTAAAAATTCAAACAGTAATCCAGTATTACGAATCTTTGAATGCTTTAACTTACCGTTTCGCATACGAAGTTCTCCGTTCTATTAGTATTATATAATTATTCATATATAAATATAAAAATTTTTGAGTTTTGTATATATTTATTCATCTTTTAATATGTTTTCTTCACTTAAAATACTCTTATCTGTTATATCTTTCCCAAACTTTTTCTTTAATTGTTTTAATAATCCTTCACGAGTCACAAGGGTTGAACCTTTTGATGTAGCAAGTGGTGATTTACCTTTGAACTCTCTCTTACCTTGTCGTTCTCTATGGTAGGCAGTAGCATCTGATAAATCTTTTGAAGTAGCACCATTTGGATTAACAGGTTTTTTAAATCTACCTTTTTCACTTCCGCCCCATTCTCCACTACCTTCACCAAACATAGAATCTCCACCACCAGCACCAGCTTCAGTTGAAGATGTATCTTTCTCACCAGTAACAGCAGGATCATTACCTTCCATTGCAATTTGTTCAAATCTAAATTGTTGTTTAAGGTCTTCTATGATTTGATCAAATACTTCTTTTTTATCACCTTCATTTAATTCAAATATATTATCATAAACCCACTCACGAGAAAATAATTTATTTTCCAATAAAGTTCCTGCAACTTCTATTTGTTGAGTAAGTAATTCTAATTTTTCTTGTTCATGAATCATTGATGGATTGGTTAATTCCAAATCAAAATTAATAAGTTCAGCATCTTCAAATCCCTGTGTATATAGATGAACGATTGCAATCTTTTCAAGTTCTGCAACTACTATCTTCTGAAGTCTTTCTATTGTTCTAGCAAAACGAACATCTTCTGCAGCAAGTGTAGCTTTACTACCAACACCCTCTTCATATCCAAGAAATGCTTTAGGTATTTTAAGAGCAGCCATTAATTTATTCCGTAGATATTCAATATCATCTATAGCACCATCATTTGCTAAACCTTCTAAAGTTTGTATTTCTGTTCCACTATCTCCACCACGAACTGGTAAAAAATAATCTTCTGTTACTGATTCAATATTATAACGAAGATTATAATCACCGGTAGCTTGATCAATAACTGGAATCTTTTTCATTTTATTAATGATTTGTTGCATGAAATTTTCAACTTCATTTGGTGGAATGTTACCAATATCTAATTTAAATATTCTCTTTTCTGGTGCTCTCATAATACGATGTATCAACATAGCATCTTCCATAAGAGTTAATTGTTTCCATACTTTACGAGCACCTTCTAATGTGGATTTACCATATGGAAGAAAATTAGCATCAGACATTAATCTAAAATGAGCTATTTCATAATTTTCATAAAGTTCTTGTGGATCAGCGAAAGGAATTGTATTTTTATTATCTTCTGGTTGAACCTCAAACTGAACTAATTTAGGTTGTTCTGGATCGTGATCTTCTAACCTAAAAACCTCATATACTGATAATGGCCTAACATTTACAATACCTATCTTATCTATTATTTCCAAATAAAGAAAATGATCACCATATTTTGTTAAATTACGAAGCCATGGCCATAAATTAAACTCTATATTCATTATATCATAAAATAAGTTATGTAGAATTTTTGCAACCTTTGGATTATCACTTTTTATCTTTAAAATTTCACTTTCTACATTATCTACTGTTGATTCATCTGAATAAATATCAAGAGCGGATGATATAATTGGATCTTCATCCATTAATTCATAATCTCTGAATAATTCTTTTCGTTGAACATCAAATGCATTTTTAGCATTTTGTTTAGCAGCATACCGAGCACCAAAAGTATTATTACCACCCATTAATCTTTGATACCTATCAATAAAGTTAGATGTTAAACCTTGTTGTTGAAAATTAACGTCTTTAACCTTTAATTGACCAGTTGGTGTTTTTCTAACTACTATTTGATTTTGAAATAATTTTCCTAATCTTACTAGTATGTTTTCTTGTTCTGCCATAATTCCCCCATTGTTTTTATCCTAATAACCAAGTTAAATCTTCTTTATCCTTACCAGTATCCATTTCAAATGGATTTTTGTTAGGATGACCTGGAGTTCCCTTTTGAAATCCAGCAGATAACTCTTCTTTATTTCCATTGTTTTCCAACATAGAATTCATCATAGTCCATTGTGTATTAGTTCTATCCTTCTGAATTCTTAATGCTGTATCTCTAATCCATAAAGCTATTGAATAAGACATAACTAAATCATCATTATATCCTTGCATAGCTTCAGTTCTTGAATTATGATATATATAAACAAATAACTCATCTACAAGTCTATTTGAATATATTTTAACTAATTTTTCTCTTGTATATTCTTCCATTTTTGCAATAATCAATGGTTTTGTTTTCGGTGTAGTTGAAAATCCTGCAACCATCTGTCTATCTTCTGCTCTATACTTGTTTGTATTCATTTGATGTTCTGTATCAACATATTTTAAATCTTTTGATTGATAGAATAGATTTTTATACCCCCTATCTATAATAGTTTGTATTGTAGCCCAACCTACATTATTGTTTTCTACTACAAGTAACGCATCATTATATTTTGTAGCTAAATCTATAAGAAAATGGCCATATTCGGTTGTCCCTAACTGACCTTTATATTCTGCACATTGTTTCATATCCTCTATTTCGAATACTTGACACGCTGAATAATCTTGACCATCACCACGAGCCACATCACCAACTACAAGATAACCCTTTGTATAATCTGGTTGTTCCCATATCCAAAGATTTCTATCTATACCTTCTTCTAATACAGGTGCTTTAACCATGTTCTCTTTATACCACTGTAATATCTTTGGATCTACGACAGATTCACCAGAAGTAAGAAAATCTGTATCACATTCTTGGGATGCCTTCGATGGACCTAAAATCTTATCTTGGTCATCTCTCCAATCTTGATCTCTTTCTGGATGCATATTCCAATGAAGTCTTATTGTATTGAATTCATTTGTCCCATCTTCTGCACCAACCCATTGTTGATGAAACCAATTACCCACACCATTTGGAGTTGAAAGAACAATACAATCACCACCAGTTGCTAGCGTCTGCTGTGCAGCAGTCCATATTTCATCAACTTTTTCAATGAATGCCGCCTCATCAAGTATTAAAAGTGATAGAGCTTCTGAACGACCAGCTGATTCGTTAGATGCAATTGCTTTTATCTGTGAACCATTGGTAAATCGTATAGATAGTTTATTTATTTCCTCCGTACCAGTTCTTAACCATTGAGGTAAACCATCAAACATCACTCTTACCTTTGTAACAAGATTCTTAGCAGTATCTTTACCCGTAGCAATTACAAGAACATTCTTATCAGCATGAAATAATATCATCCAAAGAGAATAACCTGCAGA